TCCCGTAAAGCTCGTTGTGAGCCGTAGAGAGTAGCTGGGCAGTTTCTAGTATCATCTTAACCACGTGTCGGTCACACTGTAGCCTTGCTGCCTCGTGTGGGTCACGGTCTAGGTAAAATATGTTCATAATCAGTCCTCCAACAAGTCCACATCCGTTAGTTTACCAGACTCGTGTATCACTTTAAAGTAGAGTGCTTCGCTGTTTGCGTCCTGCATAATATCTAAAGCCTGTCTTGCGGCTTGCTCTGGATCATCAGCGTCTAACATGATTTCCCATTGTACCGTATAAGTTTTCATAATCAGTCCCCCTCTGCGTGTTCAATGTCTACGTTTGCTACGCACACCGTCTTACCGTTCTCTAGCACTGCGACCACCCACGACGGGTAATCCGCAAGCCACTCTCTGCGTACCCAGCCACGTAATTCGTCGGCTGTATAGTATACATCTGTTTTTAACTGATCTGGGTATAGTGTACTCATATTTCCTCCCCGTGTGGTTCCCCTATCCCATGTTTGTAGTACTGCTCTTGTCTAAACTCAGAATCACAAGTATCGCACAGTCCCGTATCAGTGTCAACACCGGCGACAATCTCGTAACAACCATCGCAGATGTGCGTGTACTCTATTTCCGTTAGTCGCTTGTACGGGCCTGTGCCGTCACAATAATGGCTGTAGTCGCTGTAAATGTCATCTTCGTTCATGGTTTAGATCTCCTTTGGGCGCTCTGGCCCTCTCCCCTAGTATTCCTCTGAAAAGATTAACCATGCGGTTATCACTAGACAACCGAAACCCCATAACCATACAACATCAGTTTCCATCAGTCAAACCTCCCGATCTTTGTCTCGCCTGTGTCGTTGTCTCTGATAGCCGTGATCGCGTAAGGGTAGCAGTACAGGGTAAACCTGTCGAGGTACGCTATCGTTGCGTACGGTTGCAAGTCTGGATCATCTGGCGACTGGTACGCTCCGGACTCTGCTACAGTGCCACCAAAAGGATACTGGAACCCGCCAAACCCATAAACAGCGTCCATAGTGTGCGTTATGTCGTCTAGGGTAGCGTCCTCTGTACCCTGTGTCGCGTGGATGAAGAACTCTGGCAGTAGTCCTAGGTACTCCCGTGTGACCTCTGGGTAGTGGCTGTGGTTCCAAAATACGCTGTAGTCTCTCATAGTATTACCCTCTCGCTATTACGTTACGCTGTTGCTTTTCCATTGATCGCCCGTGTCCAATGTAGCAGACCACAGACACCGTTTTGTCCCAACAGGCGCGACACTTGTCGCACTTGCCTTGCCTTGTGTATGCCTCGCACACTACCGCATCTGTGGGCACTGTGTCAAGCGTTGCAATGGTAGACGTAGTGCTACCCTGTATCGTCTCTCCCGTGATGCTGTCGGATGACAAGCGCACCACTACGTTAGGCAGTGACTCTAGCCTAGCTAGTACCAGCGCAAACTTGCTGAATTTGTACATACGCGTCGGTATCCAGTGCTTGACCCACGGCGTACGCTCGCAAACGTCTAGGATCTTTCTAGCGAGTCTAATGTCATACATATCGCCAGAGTCAAACCACCGGAAATACCGATCATTGTCTAGCTCTGCGACCATATCGTCACACCAGCTATCACGTTTCCAGTCATCGCGGTTGTGCTCGCGTGGTGCTCTGACATTCTTAAACCTGTAGTTACCCGTAGTCGCATAGCATCCGCTACACGCTGGCACTAGGTTACCCGTGGCATCTCTGGACGCTGGACACGTATCTAGCGCTTGTAGCGACCACGATCTACACGGCATTTTGGATGCCTTCGATAGTTTAAGCATAGTGTTACCCTCGTGTTTAAGTGTTGGCTTACCAGTGAGCACCCTAGCAGATGCCCACCAGTAAAACAACCCTCCCTATAAGAATTTTTCCCCATCCCACACTATGCCGTCGCAGTAATTTCCTTTCTGTTTAGCGGAGTCTAGTGTTTGATTAGTCCACTGTTTTAGTATTACGCAGTCAAAGTGTGGCATTGTCTCCAGTGCTTTAGCGTTTGGTGCGCTGACATATTTAATGTCCCATCCACCCTCGCCCGTCTCTGGATTGCATACGTAAACTTCATAAGTGTTGTATGTTTGCATAGCTCATGCCTCCCTGATTGCGTTTGTTCGGGCCTTCCAGTACAGGTGATCGCCTTTGTCCTGTACGTGATCGGGCATCCGGTGAAACATATGATCTATGCCTAGCTCGCGCAGTGCGTCGTATGCTTCCCATCGTCGCTCGTTGTTGTCGTCTCTCACGGCTTGCTCAATGTTAAAGATAAGACGCGACACTGCATATTCTGTGGCTTTGTTCATGTACATGATTAGTGCTCCTGTATCTGTATGTTGATGTGTTTAAGTGCTCGCGCCAGTGAAGCGCTGGGGTTACCCTTAGCACTGCGTTGCGCCTGTCTGCGCTCAATAATACGCCGAAGCGCTACAAGATGGTAGTAAGAATTAGTTTTCATCTATAGGTGCTCCTGTCTGGGGTGGCTATGTGTCCCCGCTCGCCATGTGTGTACTCTGAGGCATAGCGAGACAGAACACAAGTGTAAATATTACACATAAATTCCCTGGGCCAAACTGTTGACACTGTGGTGCATTGTATGCTTGCGATTCCCTGAGGGTCCTACACTGGCACACACACTCTGTCAACGTGAATATTACACTTGATTACGTGTGTCATCTGTGGTTGCGGCCTCTGGTTTACCCCATGCAAAACCTGTGCCAACTCTGGGGGCCTCTCGTGTTGGCATGAGTTTTGCATTAGCAAGATCCGTGCCAACATTGGAGCCTGTGGATAACTCTGCGCCTGTGTGTAACCTGTGGATAACTTGGGGTGGGCCTTGTGTTGACACGGGGGGGAGGGGGTTGACCTGTGTTAATTATTGTTGTAGCCACCTCTGTTCACAAGAGGGTAAATTTAGGCTAAAACTAGCAAAAAAGAGCATAAGTTACCCACAAGATAACCCTTTGTTTTACCTCGTGTTTACCCAGCGGGGCCACAAGTGCACTAAATCAGTACGCCTATAGTATAACTTGTGTATTATTTACATAAAATAATGCTTGACTTTTAAGTAAAAATATGGTATAATATAAGGTAGAAACTAGGATGTAATTAGTACAGCGAGTGTGGGACTAAAGTTGAGTGTGTTATAGTTCGTATAGATCCCCTCTTCTGTTGCAACCTAGGCAGGGGACTCATGCGAACTAGCGTTAAACACAAGGAAACAGGAGAATGTCAGGAGAAGACACCCTAGAACCTAAAGAAAACACCCTAGAAGCCCAAGTAGCAGCTAGAAAAGAAATAAATTTAAAGAAAAGACCCAGAGGTAGGCCTAAGAAAAAGGAAATTAAGGCTAAAACTGCAGGGTCTAGGGGTAAAGTAGGCAGACCTAAGGGTGATGCCTCTATAATTAATGAGTACAAAGCTAGGATGTTAGCTAGTCCTAAGTCAGAACTAGTACTACAGACTATATTTGATGCTGCAACTAACGATGAACACAAGAACCAAGCGGCTGCTTGGAAGCTAATCATGGACAGAATACTCCCTGTGGGGGCATTTGAACGAGAGGTGATAAAAGATGCAGGAAGAAGTGCGATTCAGATTAACATCACTGGTGTCGGAAGCACAGAAATTCTTGGAAGCTCTAAGGACGGAAGCACACTTGAGGGTGAGTACACTAAAGAGTAAGATCTTTGGTTGTAACTGCGGTTGTGAGGACTGCTCAGGTTGAAATACTTTACTAGAGAAGAGTTTAACTGCCAACATACTGGTGAGAACCGTATGGAGGACGAGTTTCTACTCAAGTTAGACCAACTCAGGGACAACTGTGGTTTCCCTTTTGTTATCACCAGCGGCTACAGAAGCCCTAGCCACCCCATAGAAGCTAAAAAGGACGTACCGGGAACCCACGCGCAAGGCATCGCAGCAGACATAAAAATAACAAACTCTGCACACCGGTACGCACTAATAAGAGAAGCTCTGTCTATGGGATTTAGTGGTATAGGGGTCGCTGGTGACTTTATTCACGTAGATACACGGGGTACTGCTCCGGTAATCTGGACGTATTCCTAATGCTATTTTCTAAACACGAAACATTAACCACTACAGATACGACCACCATATTTGAAGTTCCTAACGGTTACTCAGCACACTGGAATCTGCTGTTTATAAGCAACCACGGCGGGTCTACTAACAACGTAACTATTTTTGTAGACAACGATACGGACGGAGACGGAACATATACAGACCAGTTTTACGTTTTTGACGGTAAACAGGTTACGTCTAAAGACTTTCTTCAGGTATCTGATGCTGTGTTTGTGTTGCACCCAACAGACCGCATACGAGCGTCTACGTCTTCTGCTGGTGATGTTACAGTACTTGTAACTTTTGATTTGATCTATACTGGCATATCTTTTTCTAATTTTAATACAAACTAATATGATTACTATTGTTGGTGCTGATTGGTGTCCTGCGTGTCAGCGGGCTAAGAAACTAGCTAAAGAGTTTGACTTAAAGTACAAGTACGTACACATACCTCCGGGTCAAGCAGGATGGGACTTAGTAGAAGAACTGACAGGCAAACGGTCTATACCACAGATATTTTACCACTTCGGTGGGTCAAAAGAGTTTAGAGAAGCCCTCAACAGCGTAGGAGAACTTACACAATGAAATCAGTAAACGAAATGGTACTAGGTTTTGCAGCAGTACTCTTTGCCTCTCTGGTTACTATAGTAGCCAAAGCAGAAACCGTTATCAACTACGACGATGGATCTACGTACACACTAGAAGAAAACCAAGAAATCTACATTAGCACCCCCAACAGTGCTCTGTTCAAGAGACAACTGATGAGCAACAAAGACACGTTCTTTAGAGTACAGAAACCGTGGACTAAGCGTGACTACGTACCACAACCTGCTGATGATTTTGCTGTAGGATCACACGAGTGGTGCAAGGCGTACGTTCCGTGGTCTGAAGGTTTAACCTTTGACATGATCTCATGGCAACGCTCCTGTGACACCAACAACGATGGTAAGTACGGCTGTGGTGACGCTAAGTTTGATAACTCAGATGACGCTGGAGTTTGCACAAACTAAGTGGAAGTATTTTTAATAGGCTGTATAATGATGCTTCCTATGATAACTGGAGGCATCACTTTTTACTATAGCTGGAAAGTGTGTGACTGATCTAAACGTACAACTGTTGCCGTGGCAGCAGGAAGTCTACACTGATCCTACTAGGTTTAAGGTAGTCGCTGCAGGACGGAGAACAGGGAAGTCCCGTCTAGCTGCTTGGATGTTAATCATCAATGCTCTACAGACCGACAGAGGTCAAGTTTTTTACGTTGCGCCTACGCAGGGCCAAGCAAGAGACATTATGTGGCAAACCCTGCTAGAGCTAGGACACCCTGTTATCTCAGGTTCGCACATAAACAACCTGCAGATCAAGCTGGTCAACGGGGCCACGATTAGTCTCAAGGGAGCCGATAGGCCAGAGACAATGCGTGGTGTGTCCTTGAAGTTTCTCGTGATGGACGAGTACGCAGACATGAAACCTGACGTATGGG